TACCCAATAAAATTACACAAGCCAGACCTATTCAGGTTTGGATTCAGCGTCTTTCTGGTGAAACAAATCCTACAGGATCCACATTAAATGGAAATATTACTGCATCTGATACAACCATCACGCTTAGCTCGATTGTTGGACTGGCTGCTTCGGGTTATATCCGGCTAGATTCCGAGACGATTTATTACAATTACATTGACGGTAATACGATAAATAACTGCTTCCGCGCCCAGAATGGGACCACTGCGGCCTCTCATACCACTGGGACAGCAGTTTATGTACAACAGCTTCCAGCCGTTACCGTATGGCCCACGCCAGATTCCTCTGTTCCGTATCAATTTGTATACTGGAGAATGCGAAGAATCCAAGATGCGGGAAATGGTATACAGACAGCAGACATGAACTTTCGCTTCCTACCCTGCTTGGTGGCGGGATTAGCTTATTACATTGCCATGAAAGTTCCGGAACTCATGAATAGAGTAGAAATGCTCAAAGCTATTTATGACGAACAGTTCAACTTGGCGGCAGCAGAAGATCACGAAAAAGCAGCTATTAGATACGTACCAAGACAGATGTTCATAGGCGGGAGTACGCCGTAATGGGTAACAGGTTTGCCAGTGGTAAGTTTTCAATTGCAGACTGTGATCGTTGTGGGCAAAGGTTTAAGTTAAAACAGTTAAGATTTGAAGTTGTAAAGACTAAGCTGTATCAGCTAAAAGTCTGTCCTGAGTGCTGGGATCCCGACCATCCCCAGCTTCAATTGGGCATGTATCCGATTGACGACCCGCAAGGTGTTCGCCAACCAAGGCCAGATATAACGTATGTTACGGCTGGTTTGAATTACAATGGACTGCCTACCAGCGGTTCTAGAGATATTCAATGGGGCTGGAATCCTGTTGGCGGAGCTAGTCAGTTTGATGCATTATTAACTCCTAACTATTTAGTTGGGATATCGCAAGTAGGTACGGTAACGGTTAGTTAAGGAGCAAATATGGAAACTAAACAAGTGAAACAAATCGCTGACGTGGAAGCCAAGAAAGTAGTCAAGGCCCACGAAAAGAAGATGCACCCCGGCGCGAAGAAGTTTGCCAAGGGCGGCGTAACAAATGAAATGCTGGTAAAGCACGGTCGCAATATGGCCCGTGTTATGAATCAGCGCGGCTCAGGCAGAGGTGGTTAACATGGCTAAATTCAGCAAAAAAGTAATGGGTAAAGAAGTTGGTCAAGCCAACGTCTACGCAGAACCCCACACCATGACTGGTAAGGTTGTAAAGCCAGAAAACGTAATGGGTACAGGCTACCCCGAAGAAGCCAAGACTACAGGTATTAAAATCCGTGGTACTGGCTGCGCGACTAAAGGTGTAATAGCAAGAGGCCCAATGGCATGAACTATGCCGAGTTGGTCGTTGCGGTTTCTGATTACTGTGAGAACACGTTTCCCACAGTGGATATGAACACCCTAATTAGACAAGCAGAGCAGCGTATATACAACTCGGTTCAGATTGCCAATCTTAGAAAAAACGTGACGGGTACATTTACTCTTAACAATAAGTACCTTTCTTGTCCGGCAGATTTTCTTTCCACCTACTCTATTGCGGTCATCAAGCAAAACGGCGACTATTTGTATTTATTGAATAAAGACGTGAACTTTATTCGGGAGGCGTATCCAAGTGCATCAGATACAGGATTACCTAAACACTATGCGATCTTTGGTCCACAGTATACAAATGAAGCCGAGCTTTCTTTTATTGTGGGGCCAACCCCGGACTATTCTTACGCTACAGAACTACACTACTATTATTATCCCGAATCTATAGTCACCGCTGGCACGACTTGGTTGGGGGACAATTTTGATTCCGCCCTCCTTAACGGGACGATGGTTGAAGCCATTACGTACATGAAGGGCGAACCAGATATGGTCAAGTTATACATGGACCGCTATGCCCAGTCTATGGTCTTGTTGAAGAACTTGGGCGACGGAAAACAACGTATGGATGCGTACCGTGACGGTCAGGTTCGCAACCCCGTCATTTAAAATGTAACGTTTCATTATGATTGTCCAAGGCCAAACCACTAGCTTCAAAGCCGAGTTGTATCAGGGAGTTCATAACCTCCTGACCGACACGCTGAAGATCGCCTTGTACACGGCACTGGCTGATCTTAATGAGAACACGACTGTCTACTCCACGTCCAATGAAGTTGTTGGAACTGGGTACGTTGCTGGCGGAAAAACGTTAACTGGAGTGACTATTGGAACTTCTGGTTCGATAGCCTATGTTAATTTCAGTAACGTGGTATGGACTCCCGCCTCATTTACCACCCGTTGTGCGTTGATTTACAACAGTTCTAAAGGAAACAAGTCTATTGCGGTACTTGATTTTGGATCCGACAAAACTGCAACAAATACATTTACAATCACTATGCCAGCCAATACGGCTACTTCTGCTTTAATTCGCACGTCTTAAGAGGACAGATATGAACCAAACCGAAACAATCCAAGCAACCGATAGCGCGTCTGTGTGCATCGAGCGCCTGTCTTCTTTGAACGAAGAGTCAAAGCTCACAGGTTATTTCCACGTAGAGTGTCTGGGCCCAGACGGTCAAGTCAAGTGGACTGATACATTTAAAAACCAAGTGACTACTGTTGGTGCCAACTTTATGTTGGACAAAACCTTTTCCGGTTCCAGCTATACAGCGGCTTGGTATCTTGGTCTGGTAACTGGTCCGGGCTCAGGTAACACTTATCTCGCTGCCAACACTATGTCGTCTCACGCTGGCTGGCTTGAAAGCACTGCTTACTCAAATGCTACACGTCCCGTGATGGCTTTTAGCGCAGCTTCTGGTGCGGCTATTTCTACTTCTGCTGCTGTGTCATTTAACATCAACGCTACTGCTACGATTGCTGGTGCGTTTGTAACGACCGACAACACCAAAGGCGGAACGACCGGTACTTTGTACTCGGCTAAAAACTTTACGGGCGGAGATCGTGCCGTAGCATCAGGCGACATCTTGAATGTCAGCTATACAACTACTATCACGGTGTAATCATGGCAGCATCATTTAAACTTGGACAAGTCGTTAAACTGGTTCAAACAACCCCCGTTGGTCCTGTTAAGCAGTTGGCCGTAGATCAGAATGGAAACATCTCCTATTTGATCGAATGGAAAGACAGCGAAGGCAGAGCACAGCAACGGTGGTTTAAAGAATCTGAACTTGCTGCGGCGTAATCATGGCCGCCGGATGGGGATCTGGCTCTTGGGGTCAAGTGGGTTGGGGGATGTCTTTATATGAAGAGTCCTCTAGCGAAACATCGTCCGTCTCCGATTCGGTAACTAATACTTTAACTGCCGCCGCAAGCATAGCGGAAACCGTATCCATAGTAGACAGCATTACATCTCAGGTTGCGTTTAATGTAAACGTAGCCGAAACCGTAGCGGGATCAGATACAGCCGTTTCTACGGTTGTGTTCCAAAACCAGATAGCCGAGACTCAATCTGCCTCGGACTCCTTTACAAATACGCTAAATGCTGCTGCGTCGATAAGCGAAACTTTTACATTAAATGACTCAACAACAAGTCAATTGACCCTTGTTGGAGCCATTAATGAGTCACAGGCCGCTGCTGATACAATTAGCGCGGGTGCGGTTCTAACTGGTTCTATATCCGAGACTCAGGCGGTAGCGGATTCTCTTGATACAACGGCTACAATAAACGTAGATGTGTCAGAAACTACAATAGTTTTTGACCAAATTAACAATATTGTGATCCGAACTGGTCAGGTAGATGAGGTTATTTCCGCGTCAGATTTGACTACAAACACATTAAATGCTATAGCTTCTATTGCTGAAAATGTTGTTTTAGGCGATAATTTTGTCAATTCGCTTGTGGCTTTTGCTAGTATTTCAGAGGCCGTGGCTGCTACTGACGCATTTGGTGCAAGTTTTTACTGGGAACAAATTGATGATTCCCAGACGACGACTTGGAATAACATAAACGATACGCAAACGCCGGGATGGACAGAAGTCAATGATGTACAGTCACCGAATTGGACGCCAGTAGTGGCTTG